CGCGGGCTCTATCGCAATGAAGGCGGGACGGATGCGGAGACGGCGGCCGAGCTGCTCGGCTTCGGATCCGGCGAAGAGATGATGCGGGCGATCGAGAAAACGCCGCGGCGTGACCTGGCGATCGAGCAGGCAGTGCGCGGTGTGATGACTGAAAGGCATGGCGACATCCGCTACGACGGGAGTCTTGACGACAAAGCGCGCCTGGCTGTCGAGAATCAGGAACGCGCGAAGAATGTGCACAAGGAGCTCGCTGCGCTGCGGTCACGGGTTGCGGTCCTCGAGAAGAGGGCGGCCGATGCGAAGGCTGCGATGCGCTCGATCACCATCGAGCCGCTCGAGCGCTACCAGGAAGCTGCGCATCAGATGATCGAACAGAAGTCGCCGGCGGATCTGCAGCCGCACCGCTATCTCGATGCCAGCCGCAAGTTCTCGCGCGAGGCCTTCGATGCATTGCGTAAGGGCAACGTGAAGGCCGCGGCCGACGCCAAAAATAAGGAACTGTTGAATCACTTCCTCTTCCGCGAGGCGACCGCGGCGCGCGACTTCGTCGAGAAGTTTGAGAAGTACACTCAGCGCGTGCAGTCCCGCGGGATCCAGCAGCGCCTCGGCCTGGCTGGTTCAGACTTCCGTGACCAGTTCAACTGGCTGATGGCACGCTATCGCCTGGGGCCGGCGCCGCAGGCACCAGAGCGGCCGCTGCGCGACTGGGCTGACGAAGTGTATGGCCAGGGCAACGAGCCGGCGATCGCGCCCGGGATCCTCGACGGGCACAGCAGTCGCTTCGTGGACTACCGCAACGTGCCACTGTCGGAGCTGCGCGAGGTTCACGCCGCGCTGACTAACATCCGCCACCTGGCGCAGCAGCAGTTCAAGATGTACGTCCAGGGCAAGCAGGTGAAGTTTGCTGAAGCCAAGCAGGAGATGATCGCCTCGGCGCGATCGAATCTGAAGGAGAAGCCGGAGCGGATCTTCGAAGAGAACCTTTCGCGATCGGAGAAATTCCTCCGCGGCCTGCAGTACGTCGACTCGCGTCTGATCCGCATGGAGCGTCTGGTTGAGTGGCTCGACGGCGGCAAGGCTGGCCCGTGGCATGACAACATCTGGAACCTTGCCTCCGATGCGCAGGGCGACGAATACAAGCTGCAGGAGGACGTCACGCGCGCGGTCACCGATGCTTTGGCGGATATGCCGGACGAGATGCGGCGGCGCCTCTGGACTGAGAAGGTCCAGGTCGACGGGATCTCTGAGCCGCTGCCACGCCGGCGCATGCTGTCGATGGCCTTCAATATGGGCAACGAGGGCAACCTCGATCGCCTGAAGAAGACCTTCACGCATAACGGCTGGGATCCGGATGCGATCAGAACCATCGGCGGGCTGCTCACGCGCGAGGAGTGGAACTTCGTGCAGAAGGCCTGGGACTCGCTGAAGCCGATGGGCGTGCGCATGCAGGAGCTCGAGAAGCGTCTCACCGGCCTGCCTCCGCAGATGGTGAAGGTGACGCCCTTTAAAGTTGTGCGGCCGGAAGGCAACGAAGAGATCGACCTCGACGGCGGCTACTTTCCGATCGTGATGGATCCGCGCTTCTCGCAGCGCGCGATCGAGCAGGATGCCCGGGAGACCGCGCAGAACGCCATGCAATCAGGCTACGTGCGCGCGACCACAGCGAAGGGCTACACCAAGGAGCGTACCGGCTTCGGCGGGCCTCTGCTGCTCGATTATGAGCAGGTTCTGACCAGCCACGTCGCCAAGGTTGCGAAGGATCTTTCGCATCGCGAGTTCATGCTGGCCTCGCAGCGATTCCTACTCGACACGGAAGTGCGCAGAACGCTGCGCGAGACTCTTGGCCCTGCATACGAGAAACAATTCATGCCCTGGCTGCGCACCATCATCAACGACAACAACGGCAGCACTCAGGAACGAGCCGACGGTCTCAAAGACATGATGCAGAAGCTGCGCGGCAACATCGTCTCCGCGTCGCTGGGATTCAACGCATCGACTTCCCTGCTGCAGATCTCGCACGCGCCGCGCATGATGCTTTATGCGAAGACCTCGAGCCTGGCGCAGGCCTTCGTCGACCTGCTGGCTCATCCGATCGAGACATCGCAGGAGGTGCGTGCTCTGTCGCCGAACGAGATGAAGTTTCGCGGCGACAATCTTGACCGCGACATCCGCGCGGTGCTGCAGAATCCGTCCTACCAGGCCGGCTACACGCGCAAGGTCGCAGTGGCTGCACGCTTCGCGCTCGAGCTGATGGATCACCTGCTCTCGCACACTCTTTGGAAGGCCGCCTATCGCGACGGGCTCGACAAGTACAGCGACCTTGGGATCGAAGAGGCGCAGAAGAAAGCGATGCACGAGGCTGACAGTGCCGTGCGGCTCGGCCTCGGCACTTCGGCGCCGAAGGATCTGCCGGCGATCATGCGTTCGAACGAGTTCAATAAATTCATCACCACGCTCTACGGTTTCCACAATGGCGTCTACAATCAGCTGCGCGATATCTCGCACCAGTTCGGCCGCGATCGCAGCGTCACGAAGGCGACCGTCGCCGGTGTTCTCACTGTGGTTGTGCCGGCAGTGCTTGGCAACCTGCTCACCGGCCGCGGACCTGGTACCGGCAAGAAGGAAGAAGGCGAGAGTGCCGGAGGCTGGGCGGCGAAGCGATCGCTGACCTTCATGGCCGACACGGTGCCGCTGTTGCGCGCGATCGCGTCTTCGGTCGAAGGCGGTCACGATGTACAGTTCTCGCCGCTCGAGAGCCTGGCGACCAAAGCCGCCAAGGATTTCATGCATGTGACTTCAGACAAGGACGACAAAGATTGGCTGGGAATCGGACTTGATACGGGCGAGATCGTTGGAGTGGGAGCTGGTGTGCCTGGTGCGCATCAGGCTGCGAAGATCCTGCGCTACGTCAAGCGGGCACATGAGGGGAAGGTCGAGAACCCAAATATCTGGAACGCGGTCGTGGGCGGCGGCCGCTAGCAGTGGAAGCGCTTGTAGAGGAGCGCGCCAAGAGTGCCTCCGCCATAGGTTGCGGCTATCGCGCAGAGGTTGCGGAGCCAGTATGGGCCGTGCACAAAAAGAGCGACAAACATGATCCCGCTTAACGCTCCGCCGAACAGGTAGCAGCCTGCGATTAAGGTCCACTTTCGCGGTGCGTAGTCATCTTCCATGTAGCTGAGTTTCTCCATCGGGATGCCCTTCCTTTAGCGGCCAACAGTTTAGCACGCGCCATTTCTGGCGCACCTACCACTTAGGAGTCAGTCATGACGATCAGCGCAACCTCGCGCCAGGCCGGCCCGTTTATCGGTGACGGCACCACGGCAATCTTTCCTTTCCTCTTCAAGGTGTTCGACACGGAAGATCTCGAGGTAGCAACACTCCAGGCCTCGAGCGGTGCGATCGACGAGCTCGTGCTGGATTCGGACTTCTCTGCCACCCTCAATGCCGACCAGGATTCGAACCCGGGCGGATCGATCACCCTGCTCGCCGGCAACCTGGCCACCGGTTTCTCGCTGACCATCACGACGGATATGGCCGAGGAGCAGACGCTCGAGCTGACTAACGGCGGCGCCTTCTATCCGGACACGATCAACGATGCCTTCGATCGCATCGTGATCCTGATCCAGCAGCTCCAGGTCGGGGCCGGCCGCGCGATCCGGACTCCCTTCCCTGACTCGGCCGATATGCTGCTGCCGTCGCCGGCGCTGCGCGCAGGCAAGCTACTGATGTTTGACGGAGACGGAAACCTGCAGCTGGTGTCGCTGGCGACGGGATCGTCTTCGGTGATCGGCGCGCAGCAAGCTGCCGGAGCTGTCGATGGAGTGAATAAGGACTTCACGTTCCAGGCCGCGGCGGGCCCCACACCGACGCCGCAGGTGTTCGCCGGCGGCATCTTTCAATCGCCGACGGAGGACTACGGTGTGCCGGTGTTCATTTCGGGCACGACCTGGAAGATCACGCTTACTGAAGCGCCGGCCGAAGGGCCGGTCACCATTCTGCTGTTTGCCTAAGGGGATAGAGATGAAGAAAAACCTGACTGATTTGTCGCTTGTGGCTGTGGGCCTGGTGCTGCTGCTGGCCGCAGCGACGCCGCAGTATTTTCCCTTGAGCGGTGGCGTGGGCTGGGCCAAGATCTTCAACAGAACCTACTACGCGCGCGCCTATGCGACTGGCGGTACCGGTGCGACGGGCTCGCCCTGGACGAGCGCCTCGGGGACGGGCGGCTGCCAGGAAGCCATCAATGCGGCGGTGGCTGCGAATGGCGGCGGCAAGGTGGTGCTCGAGGACGGCTACTACTCTGTGACAGCCGTGGGCGGCTGCGTGCCGGCCGACAACGTGCATCTCGAGTTCTCGCGCGCCGCGGTGATGCGCGCCGGCGCCGACAATGTGACGCTGCTTAAAGTGACGACGCACGCCTTCAACGGCCAGATCTGGAATGCGAACCTCGAGGGCAACGGGCACACCGGCGTCACCGGCATGGATCTGACCAACCTGCGCTTCGGCGCCATGCTGATGAATCCTCTGATCAAGGACGTCCAGAACGGGATCATCCTGCGCAGCACCTTCGATATTCCGGTCGTCAATCCTTCGATCTCGGGCACCGCGTTTCCGATGACGCTGACCGCGTTCTCGGGCGGGGTGAAGATCTTGAACCCGAATATCGACGGCGAGATCTCGACGGCGTGCACGGATGGGATCACGATCAACTCGACGGGCGGGGCGGTAATCGGGACCATCATTGACGGCGGCTATGTGCAGGGTTGCACGGGCGTAGGGATCCATGACTCTGCGATCGGAACAAAGATCAAAGACACCTACTTCGAGGTCGACACCGCGGCCGACATCTACGAGGACACGGCGACCGATCCGGTGATCACCGGCACGCAACATTTCGGCGGCCTGGGCACGGTGGCGATCAAGGGCCGCAATACTACGGGCGCCTACATCCGCACGCCGCTGATGGGCAACACCGCGCGATCGACAGGGCTCTACGACTGGGATGGGACCAACACGAATTCCTATGAGTTCCACATCGTCGACGCGGGCTCGAAGAATCTTCCGGTCGGGACGGTAACGGGGCTCTCGACTTTTCCGACCATCGTGGCGGCGGGCGACTATGGCGACTTCAAGGCCGGCACGATCACTGGCGAGGGCACCTCGGCCGTGAACATCAAAGGCGGAGCGGGCGGGATCTGCAGCCTGGGCGTCAAGGATCCGACTGGCATCACTAACCGGTTCACCGTCTGCGAACCTGCGACAGGAAGCTTTATCGATGGCGGCGTGTTCCAGACCAAGGGCGGCCTGAAGGTCAGCGCCAGTGTCGGCCAGGACTCAGGCCTCAAGCATCAGCGCTTCGGTGCGACGTGCGCGACTGCCGGCACAGCGGGGGCGACCTGCACGACAACCTACCCGTGGACCGCTGACTTTGCGGATGCGAACTACACGCCGGTGTGCGTCGGCGTGATCCCGACCGGGACACCGGCTCTCAGTATCAACTCACTGCAGATCGCGCACAGTGTTGAAGTGAAGGTGACAGCGATCACGGCTTCGGCTTCGAGCTTCGCCGGCGTCTACTGCGAGGCGATGCACGATTAACGCAGTTCAGGTCGCGGCAATCTCTGCACTCTGCGGCGATCTGTTTGCGGTGGCTTCCGTTCGATCTTCTCGAGGGCTTTGTATTTCACGCGCTTGCGCTGGTGCGAGTAGTACTCGGTCATCTCGGGGCGCAGGTGGCCGGCGATCGAGCGCACCGTCTCGGGGTCGTTGCCTTCCTCGAGCAGTCGCGTGATGCAGTGATGGCGCAGATCGTGAGGCCTTAGTTCGGGCTGGTCGGTGGCTTTAATCAGCGCTGCCCAACTCTTGCGCAGGAAGGTCTTCGATGCGGGCCTGGTGGGATCGTACTTGCCGCGGTGGATCCAGAACGGAAACAGGTAGTCTTCCGGATTCGCGGATCCGAGCACGAGGGCGCGGCGGAGGATCTGCTGCACGGCCCACTTCGCGGTGCGGTTGAGCGCGATCTTCCGCGGCCGCACTTCGTTCTTGCAACCTTCCGGTGGGATGTAGATCTCGGAGATCTCGCTGGCAGGACGCAGGAAGATGTGCTTCAGGCGCAGGAAGCGCAGCTCGCTTCCGGAGGCTGTGGTGTTGTTGGTGAGGCAGGCGACCCAGTAGGCGAGCTGGGCCTGCGGATGCTGCGCACCCTCGAGGAAGAATTTCTCCTCGTCTTCTTCGCTCATGATCTGGCGCGGGCTCCACTTCGCGACCGGGCGGGGGAAGTAGTAGTCCTTGAGATTCTTCCAGAGCCGGCAGTGAGTGAGGACGCGGCCGAGCAGGGCGAGCTCGTGATTGATGGTGGAGTTGCCGGCGCGCCGCTTCCAGGGCTGAACGTCGCGATCGCCGACACGCATGGCATTCTTGCTTCGCGCGATCTGGTAGGCGGCCAGGTTGCCAGGCGAGATGTCGCGGAGCCGTATGGCTCCAAAGAAATGCTCGAGAGCTTCCATGTAGGCGTCGTCTCGATCGTGGGTTCCGGAGCGGATTCCGGTGGCCTGGACGCGACGCGCGGCCCAGTAGAGACGGGCTTCGGCGAAGGTGAGACTGGAGATATTCTTGCGCTCAACCTGGAGAGCGGCGTTGAGGGCTTTGCAGGCGGGACAGCCATCGAGATGGTTGGGAGTGTGCGCGAGTTCGTCGATGGTGTGCACGCGTGCGGGGGCGATTGGCTCAACAGCCGAGGGGGTCATCGCGCGGTTCAGCTTTCCTGGAGTTGGGTCCAGATCGGGGAGGTAATGGAAGAGCGCAAGGGCGTCAAGTACGGCCAACTGCTGCTTCGTTTTTGTTTGGTTCTTCTGAGAGGGGAAGTGAGAACCGCCAGCAACCTTACGCCCGGAGGTGACCATGGGACATCACACTTTCGTGTACTTCCATCACTCGGGGGAGGGTGGGGCCTGAAGTATACAGCGCTTTATTCTGGATGGGCTGGAGGGCAGGCAGGAACCTAACTGCACAATAGGTAACCGGTTTTCCGCCGAATTCGAGTTGCAGTCTGAAAACTAATGTGTATTGTTTGGAGAGACGCCTCAATCTCAACCGAGGGCTTCGAATGCAGTGGGGAAGGTTTAGAGCACTGGCTGATCATGTTCAGAGCAACGGCTTAGAAGGCCGGTGCTCTATCCGATTGAGCTACTCGCCCGCTGTTTTTGATTGTCTCACGGTTGAGAAATAAGGAGTTGGACACCGCGTCAAGCGGTCTTTGCTGCTAGAGCACTGGCTGATTGATCGGAAACCATCTTCGGGCGTCCACGAGCGCAACGTGGATAATCTTGAAAACAGACCGCTCTCGATCATCGAGAGTGAGCCCGGCGAGCAGCCGGAAACCAGCAGAACATTCAGCATTGACATGCCAGGCGTGGGAGTTGTCTCCGCGTCTGGCGATGGCTCGCCTGTGAGTTGCGCTCCGGGCGGGGAAGGCGCTGCCGGCCAGGATCTCCCCAGGGATCCTGCCGGCAGTGTTGACGAAGATCTCAGTGCAAAGGAGGCAGCGACAGATGAGACGCTCGCGGCGGGCGACGCAATTCGCCCGCTCGAGTTCACGGAAGTCATCGTGCAGCTCGGCGGGATCGTTCACAAGGCACATCCGACCAGCGCATTGACGGGGCTGAAGATCACCGCGGCCGCCTTTGGCGCGTTGCTCGACATCTACGCTGCACCGAACTCCGAGAATCCTGCCGGCATGTGCGATGACCTGGCCGCGTTCCGGCGCCTCTTCGCGCAGATCATCGAAGGCGGTGCGCGATGACGACTGCCCGCATGGAAGCGACGCCCGTCGCAGTCGACCGCCGCAACGCTCCGCCGATGCCTCTCAATGAATACGTGACCCGGGAGCTGCGGAGTCTCGGGCGGGAGTTCGTTATTGTCGCTGCTGTTGTCGCCATCGCGATGACCTTGCTGGTTCTGGGAGGCGTGCGATGACGGCAGCGAAAGTGGAGTCTATTGCCGAGCGCGGCCATAAGCCGGCGGCTGTGGAAGTTGTGCAGTCGATCTCGGTCGAGCAACTGCGCGTCGCTCCCTGGAACGCGCGCAAGACGTTCGACGCTGCAGCGATCAGTGAGCTGACAGCTTCGATCGAAAAGCAGGGCGTGCTGGTTCCCTTGCTGGTTCGGCCGATCGAAGTGAATGGTGGTCTGGCCTTTGAGATTGTCGCCGGACATCGTCGTTATCGCGCGGTACAGAAGCTGAACTGGAAAGCTGTTTCGTGCGTGGTACGCGAGATGACGGGCGACGAGGCACGCGAGATCGGCCTGGTCGACAATTTGCAGCGCGAGGATGTGCCGGCGCTCGAGGAGGCCGATGCCTACGCCGAGCTGCAGAAGCGCCTCGGCACCTCGGCGGCGATCGCGGCGCGCGTGGGCAAGGAAGCATCGTACGTTGCGCGGCGGCTGCAGCTGGTAAGCCTGGGCGAGAATCCGCGCAAGGCGCTGGCGGAGCGGCTCATCACCGTTGATCATGCGCTTCTGCTGGCGCGGCTTGGCGAGAGCGATCAGAACGAACATCTGAAGTGGTGCCTCGATACGAATGCTGGCGTCAAGACGACGGTCGAGGAGGTGGTCGACGAGTCGGCCAAGCGGGTGAAGGAGGCCAGCGGCGGCCGTCACTTCGGCTACTGGGAACCGCAGTCGGTTCTCGATCTGAAGGATCACATCGAGAGCTATGCGGGGCGGCTGCTTTCGCGCGCGCCCTGGAAGCTGGACGATGCGGAGCTGGTGCCGGCGGCCGGCGCGTGCGAGGGCTGCCCTTCGAACACGAAGTCAAACCGCACGCTCTTCGACGACCTGGCGATCGACAAAGCTACCTGCGCGAACTCGACATGCTTTGAGTCGAAACGTGTGGCGTTTGTCGTGATCGCTCTCGGCAAGGCGGCGGAGGTTGGCGAGTCAGATGGAGTGATGATCTCGTGGAAACCGAGCGAGGCTGCACCGCGCATGGCTAAAGATGGCAGCGGGCCGAACCTCACTGCGGTGCTGCGCAGGGGCCAGTGGATCGAGGCGAAGAAGGATAGCTGCGCGCACGTGCGCAAGGCGGCCACCGTCGACTGGAGCGACGCCGGCGATCGCGGTTATATGGGCGGTGGCGGCAAATTGCGCAAGCCTGGCGAGGTGCTGTTGGTGTGCGTACAGCCGAAGTGCAAGGTACACGCGAAGGCCTACGAGACGCGCGCCAAACGCTCGAATGGCGGATACGATCCAAAGGCTGAGGAAGAGAAGCGCGAGAAGATGCGGCTCGCCGCGATCGCGGAGACGAAGATCCGCGTGGCTGTCGCCTCGGCAGCGATCGAGAAGATCACGAAGCTGCCGGCTGAGGTGCTGCGCGCCATTGTGCTCAAGGCTGCGCGCCATTGCCACGAGCGCGAGCTCGCCGTCATCCTGCCCGGTTTCCAGAAGAAACTTGAGACGGCGAAGGTTGACTCGGCTGACTTCGCGAAAGCTGCGGCGCTCGTGTCGATTGAACAGCTCACAGCATGGCAGCATGGCAGCGCGCAGGAAGGGCGTGCGTCGTTCCAGGCATCGGCGAAGCGGCTCGGGTACGCCGACGTGGAGAAGGCCTGGAAGATGCTCGCGCCGAAGGTTGAGAAGAAGCCGCTGCTCTCGGCAGACGTGAAGAAGCGCATCGCAGAGGCGCAGAGGAAGCGCTGGGCGCTGGCTGCGAAGAAGAAGGGCGGCCGCAAATGAACCACGTTGTGCTTGCCCAGGAAATCTATCGGCGATCTCTAGTTCTGCGCGAGGCCCGCGAACGCCCGCTCACGGTGGGCGAACTGGCCGATGACGGTGAGCTGCTCTTCGTGCTGGCGCGGATTGTGGCCGGCGCGGATATGGCGAAGGCGTTCGGCGCGCCTGGCGATTGGGGGTATGAGCACCCGATCGGAAAAGCGCTGCATGCGGATCCGCCTGCAGGAGTTCCAAAATGAGCACACCTGTCCCTGGCACCTGCCGGTACTGCGGATGTCAGGGCGAGGCGTGCACGCTTCCGAATGGCGACAAGTGCGGGTGGGTCGATGAGAGCCGAGTCGTATGCAACGCGCCTGGCTGTCAGCGTGCGGAGCTGGCGCGGGTGAAGTCGACGAAGACGTCCGACGTTTACGAGCGGTTGAAGGAGAAGTACCGGGGCTGGGGATACGGGGCCATCCAGATCGAGGAGCGGAGGCGGCGGCAACGAGAGCGTCGCCGAAGACGGAGGAGAGCGGCATGAGTGGACGGGCAATGGTGGTCAGGGATCGGGAATCGTCGCCACGGGGCAGCTATGGCCCGGCGGTGATCTGCAATGTACCGGGCTGCGGGCGCACGATCTGGGGCGGGCGCGATGGGATGTGCGTGGAGTGCGCCGGCATGGATCAGCAGTATCAGGATGAGTGGTACAGCGCGCAGGCCGAGAAGAGACGGCAGATCGCGACGCGGCTCCAGAACGCCGCCTGGCTGCTTGCGTTTGTGTTTGCGATGAGCTGGCTCGGGTATGAGATCTGGCCGTATGTCTGGATGATTTGGCAGCTGTGGTTTTAGGGGCACGCGATGAAGTTCTTTGAGAAAGAGCGACCGCAGATCTTCATTCACACCGCGCGGTTCAAGCGCGATAAGAAGACCGGCCGGCGGATCTGGCAGTTCACGCTGATCGTGACCTTCACGGCTGAGTTCGCGAAGAGCTGCGACGTGTCGATCGCTGAGGCCTGGAAGTACATCACGAAGCGCGATGCGGTGGCCATCGAAGTTCTGATTGCGAGCGTGGCGTTTGGCTGCTCGATCGATTTCTTCGCGCAGATCGACGACGCGGATCCGGCGCTGCATCTCGATGGCGTCGACCTGGCCGGGCTGCGCATGACGCGCGAGAAGAATGTCGTCGAGTTCTGGTTTGCGGGCGAACACGAGAACAACGACAGCCTGCACGCGTTCATGAAGAAGTTTGCCTACACGCGCTGCTGGGCGCAGTTCTCGCCGGAGCAAGCTGACCTGGCGCTGAAACCGGGGAAGAAGTAGATGCCGCTATACGCCAAGCCGGGAGAACGGCAATACGACGGGGCGATCGCTTTTCCTGGGATCGTGTATTGCGCTGATTGTCGGGCACCAATCTTGGATACGGAGATGCACCGGCGAGCGCATCGCGAAAGGGTTCACGCGGCAAAGGTCGAACTGCAGCGTCTTCCGACTACCGGATCTCTCGATACGCGCAAAGAACGTGTCGAACGCAGACGAGGCCGGATCGGTGAGGTCGAGGTTCTATGCGCGGGGTGCAGCGAAAGCAATTGTTTGGCGTGCGACGGTGGCGAATGTCGGTGCGTGTGCTCTCTTGAGCTGGATGAAATCCGACATCCGACGCGGAGGGCTTGCTGGTGAGGAAACCTCCGGACTGGTCGAAGACGGGCACCGTGGTCGGATACGCCGACAACCTGTGCAAGCAGGCAGGAGCGCTTTTGGTGCTGGTGATCTGTCCGCATCGCTCGGTGTTCAGTGTGGCGCCGGATTGTTCGCCGGCGGAAGCGCAGCGCCTGGTCGAGCAGTATGTGCCGCGGCTGGCTGAGCGCGAAAACCTGAAGCGTAAAGGCGAGGCCAAGGATACGCGCCTGGTCTATGAGGGGAATCCGGATGCCGACGACTGTTGACCGACCATGCAGGACGCAGCTCCCTGGTGATGGGGATGCGCGCCCGCAATGTATCTGTGGGCACCAGAAGCATCGCGGCCGTTGCGGGAAGCCGCGCTACGCGTCGACGGACCTATGCCAGTGCGAAGAGTTCATCGACGTGGGGCTTACAGCGCAGGAAGGGGCTTGTTTGTGAGGAGAAGGAAGCCAATGACCGAACCAGAAAAAGTTCTGCAGCCGCTGTGCCGTGAGCTGCCGGAGATGCCCGAGTCGCCGATGGTCGATGAGGACGGAGAAGAATTGTACCGCGGGTTTAACGGTGATATCAGCCAGTCGCCCTTGTATGTGACAGATGGTCATATCCTGCTGCTGGCAAGCGCCATCGATCCGGCGTTTGTAATCACACGCAACGACGATCACTACGCTCGCAAGTACGCGACCGAAGAGAAAATCGGAGTTGTTTGGAAGCCGGCCGAAGCACGCGACGAAGTGATCGCCGATTTTATTGGCGCGACCTATGACGACGACGGCGCCCGGTGGATCGCATTCCTGCGCGACGGGCGTGGCCGCGTACCGGTGGTAAACGCGTATCTGCTGGCCTTCGGCCTTCGCGCCGTTCGTCCTGACGCTCTGACTGTGGATGCAGCTTCTATCAAGGGGCAATGGTTTGACACGTCGGTGGCGTTGCGGCGCGAAGGGAAGCTAGTTGGGCTGCTCATGTCGATGAAGCTCTCTGTGAACGATTTTCCGCAGGTGGACTTTCATGGCGAAGCGGTCAGTCTCTTCAATGCGAGGCAGAGCAAGTGAACGACTGGGGCGCGCGAAGTTGGCGATGGGTGATGGGGTGGCGGGACAGATGGCGCCGGACGCGAGAGCTGCCGGCGGACTATGAGGCGCTGGCGCGGGAGTTCGCGCAGCTGACGGCGCGGTGTCTGGAAAGCGAGCAACAGCTTAATATCCAGCGCAAGGTCGCCTACGAACAGGCACTCGATATTCAGCGCTACGAGCGCGAGCGGCACTCGATGTTGCACGGTGAGCTGCCAGGCCTCACTCCGGGCGAGGGCGAGCGCCTGGCCCTGCTGGCGGAAGAATGCGGCGAGGCTCTGCGTGCGATCGGCAAGATTCAGCGCTACGGCTTCGAGAGTTCCTCGCCGTACACGACCGCGGCGCGTACCAACCGCGGGGATCTCGAACGGGAGCTCGGCAGCCTGCGTGCGGTCATCGGCCTGCTGATCGACGCGCACGATGTGGAGCTGCGCGAGCTGCAGAGCTGGCAGAGAACCAAGAAGTCGGCCTTCGCCAAGTGGACCCTCTACCAGGAGTGCTCACTGCCGCGCGAGGAGCAGCTCACGATGATGCGTGGGATTCAAGAGCGTACGCGGGGTATCGAACGGTGAGTGTTCGGGTCATGGCAGATGTGTGGGACTCAGAGCTCGACGGTGAGACAGCTACGCACGTGATGGCGGTGCTGGCAAACTCGGCCGATGACGACGGGACGAACTGCTTCCCGGGCAATCGGCTGATCGCGCGGCGGGCGCGCGTTTCAGAGCGAACGGTAATTCGAACGATCAAGCACCTGGCAGAGGACGGCTGGCTGTGGATTGTCCAGCGTGGCGGTTCCGGAGCAGGGCATCGGACGGAGTATCGGCTGAACGTGAACCGGCTGCACGAGCAGGCAGAGAGGACGCGCGACGAGGAGCGAGCGCGTAGACAAGGGTGTCACCGTGTCACCCTTCGACAACCACAAGGAAGGGTGACAACCCGACGAAACAAGGGTGACACTGGTGCAGGGAAGGGTGACATTGACGTCGCGCCCTTATTTGTATTACCCGTCATAGACACGTCACCTGGATCCGACACCCCCTACCCCCTCCCACGGGAGGGGGAGCGCGAGTATGAACTTGGCTCGGCTGTTGACCAGGTGTGCTCCGCCCTGGGGATAGCCAACCGGCGCAAGCGTGGGCCGGTGAAGCAGGCGATCGCGATGGCGGCCGAGAAGGGCGAGCTGCCGGCGACGATCGCGCTGTCGATGATCGCCGCAGTGCGCACCCAGGACCAGCTGCACCTCGATCGGAAGCTGAAGTTCAAGTATGGCCTCGAGAAGTTTCTCGGCCTCGGGATCTGGCGTGACGAAAACCGCTGGGCCTGGGACACCGAGGAGCTCGATCGCCAGGCTCAAGCGAGGGTGGGCAGCCGATGATCCGCTTTGTGGCGATTGCAAATCTGCGCGGGCCGATCGCGGACCAGGTGCTGGGCGAAGCTGACCAGGCGGCTGCGCTCGCGAGCTATGAGCGTGGCAGGCATGAACCCTGCGAGCCGGTGGTGTGGATCTCAGGCAGGCCGCTGGTGGCGCCGTACGGCTACAGGCCCAGGCGGAGCGAGCGCTCGCCGCAGATCGCTCTGGCCTTGCGCCGGGCGATGCTTGGGGCCGCGGTTGAGCTCGGCGACGCAGGCGAGAACGCACGCGCACGCAAGCGCATGGTGGGGCGCTGATGGGATCGAAGAGCGGCATTGCTGGCAGCGAGGTCGCGTACAACGCGGAGATCAGCCGTCGGGTGGCGGAGCTGCGTCGGGAAGCAGGGAGCGTACGTCTCGTTGATCTGGCGGTTGCGGCGGGCGTGAGCCAGCAGATGCTCCATGCCTACGAGACGGGCCGCAGTCGCTGGCCGGTGTACAGGCTCAGGCTGATCGCTGATTTCTTCGATGTGGATCTCGCAGAGCTGATGCCGGAGATCGGACGTGGAGCAGAGAAACGTAAAGCGCGTGTGAGGCTGGAGAGGAAGCGCGAGGCTCAAGGGTTGTATGTGGGCCGTCTCTTCCAAGAGCGCGAGGGGTGACTGGTTTGGTTCATCTAGTATGCAAGTTATGTGTGCCGCACAGCGCGAGGAGTGGCATGTTGCTCTAGGATGAAACGCGGTACAGCTTAAAAGAAGTTTTGTAAGACCGCTCCAGCCTGGACTGGGTGACCCGCGGTTAAGCGGTCGTAGTAGACGGGCCAGCCGAACTGCGCCCGATTGCTAAGAAAAGCTAAGGTCAATTGCGGGGAGGTTCCTAGAATCTCCCGACCTTCAACCGGGAACACACACAACATTCAAAATCTCTCATCTGTCGCGATCAATCGCGATGGCAGGAAAACGTCTGCGTCGGCGTGCTGTGAACGTGGAGCGCGTCAGGGTTCTTGCGTCTTCGACGGCGGGGTGGGAAGTCACCCGGCACGTCGACCTCGAGGAAGCGCTGAGGAAGATTGCGCGTCAGGAGTGGCGGGCGATCTGGTACGAGGAGGACGGCGGCCTGGCCGGCGTCGAAATGAAGCCGCCCGTGAAGGCGGACCGACCCACGCGGATCCGCTGCGGGTCGGTCGAGTGTCTGAAGGGCTGGGTGATGATCAAGCGCACCGCGGTTGTCGATCATTCGCCGAAGCCGGTGACGGTGAGTGTACGGCTGAAGCTGTTTCTCGATAGTTCGCAAACGAAGTTTCGCAAGGTGTCGGCGGAGATGGCGCTGAGGAAGATTGCGCTCAGCCAGTGGAAGGCGATCTGGTACGAGAGTGGTGAGCTGGCGGGCGTCGCGGCGCTCTGATGGGAGCACAGTGAGGCTTGCACGGGATGCCCGACAATCACGATGATGAGCAGGCTGGACGCAGAGCGCAGGACAGGGAACTCGGGTACCTACGCCAGGACCTCGACGCCAAACATAATCAGAACCGCAAAGATATTCACGACGTCCGGAACAAGTTCCAGAGTCTACTGCTCGAATTTGTCCAGATGCAGAGCAAAGTCAAGCCACTTCTCGACAACGGACAGCCAGGGCTGATCAGCAAAATGAGCGCCAAGCTAGATCAGCTGCTGGACGAGATCAATGAGGTACGAGTTTCGCAGGCGCAGGCGAAGTCTACCGATGAAGGGCGACGCGATGAGGGCAACTGGTGGCGCGATGCCATCAAGGCATTGATCGTCGGCGGCGCTGTTGCGCTGGCCTCGCATTTCTGGAAGTAATCAAGCTCTCGCAACACGAGAGAACCAAGGCAACTTGGGGCGGCTTCCTTGCCGGGGCCGCCCCTTTTTGGAGTTCATATGCAATCCAGCTACCAGACCAGGCTCCAGTACAGCGAGCTTGAGAAGGACCTCGACCAGTGGCACCCGAACTTCGGACCGAACATCGACTCCGACTCGCCGGACAAGATGCTGGTTTCGACGGCCTACGACGGAAGCCTCCAGATCGACAACGTCTCCTGCGTCAACGTCACGAAACCTGGTGGCGGCCTGGCGTCGCGCAAGCTTGCTTATGACTCCCGCATGGCCAAGCTTCCGTACTCGGGCCTGGATCTCGAGTTCATGCTCGTCTCTGGAAACTTCGGACGCATCGAGGTCGACCGCAAGGACGTTTCCTTTGGGCCATCGTCAGGCAATCCGACGCCCGCCAACACCGACGACTACAGCAGCCAGCTCAACGGCTCGCTGAAGTGGGCGCATCAGATCGACGATGCGACCCGCAAGTGGGCGCCGCCCTATGGGTACATTCCCAGCTGCTTTAAAAACGGCGCGCCGATGATGCAGTGGATCAGGTTCTCGGCCAGGTTCTACACCGACTACGCACACAACACGTTTTCTTATCGGTCGATCGCCATCGGGGACGACTCGCCCTTCAACATCGTCGATGGTGGAGGCAAGCCTCTGGCTATCGCGCGGATGAATTCAAACTGGAGTCCGGTGATCGACATCCAGCTTCAGTCGAAGGCCTTCACCCTCGGCGTGCTGGTGTTCCGGGCCCGAAACATCTCAGTAAGCTTCAGCGACGCAGAACTCCGATGACGAGCTTTGAACGAGAGCGAGTGATTGCGGCATGCCGGAACTATGGGCCGGAGCTCAACGTAGCACAGGGGCTCGACGGCGTGGGTGTGGCCCTCGCGATCGCGAGCAATGAATCGAGTGTGGGCGCGAACTGTGGACCGCGGCACGAGCCTGGCTACGACGTCGACGGCGCGATCTGGCGTAACTCGGCACTGCAGCAGAAGCTGGTCACTGAGTTCGGACCGGCAGCGGCCTGCTCCTATGGGCCCTGGCAGATGATGTTCATCAACTTCGAGCACGGCATCAGCCCTTCGGATCTGTTGTCGGATCTCGATCTGTGCGCGCGCAACTTCGTGAAGTTCTTTAACGGGTATGTGATCACTACGCGCAAGGCAGTTTCGCTCGGCGATATCGGCCAGGTGTGGAACGCCGGGCATGTGAGGGCGATTCCTTCGCCCGATGTCGAACGGTATTGCGAGCACCTGGCCACGGCGTACGCCCAGTTTGCGTCCCCGAAAGCATGAAGAGGGCACCGATGACGATTCGCTTCGATGGCAAGAACTGGGCGATCGGATTCCTGATCTGCTTCGACTTGTTGTTTCTTGGCCTGGGGATCGTCTTCCGGTTGAGGCCGGCAACTGCCGAACTCGGCAAAGACCTCTGGGGAATCTTTCTCATGGTCAATGGCGGCCTGTTTCTGATCCTCAACAGCGCCGGCAAGCAGCAGGCGGGGATCGACGTACCGGCGGGAACCGATATGTCGAAGACGGAGACGACGCAGCGTCTCGAGGTCACGACGAAGCCGGACCCTACACAGTCGCAATCGAACCAATGAAGGAGGAGCTCGTGGGCTTCAAATCATTTCTCTCATCGATCGGTCACGGTGCAGTGACCGTGCTCAAGTACGTCGCCAGCCCAGCGGGGCAGAAGACGGTGCAGGTGGCGGAAGGCGCCGCGGTCACTATCGGCACGCTGGCCGGCGGTCCAGGCCTCGGCGCCGGCATCGCGGGCATCGAGCTGTTGATCAACAAAGCATTCACGGGTGTGATCAGCATGGAGGCCACGGCTGCAGCGCTGGGCGCGCAGTCTGGTACTGGGGTGCAGAAGGGCGCGGCTGTGGCTGCTGCTCTGAGTCCACAGGTGGAGAAGCTGCTCAAGGATCTCGGGTACGACAATCCGACTGCGGACCAGGTCGAGTTGATTGCGGATAAGGTAACGCAGAGCATCGCGGATATCGTGAACACGATTCCTCCGCCGGCTGCGATCGCGGCGCTACCTGAACCTGCTGCAGCTCCAGTAGCCGCTGCGGTGACGGCAGCAGCTGCGACCACAGGCATGCAGGTCGGCCCGCGTGCTTGATCACTACCCAGGCGACGTGACTCGGTCCTCGGGGGTTCCGCGGATCCGTGTGCGCTTCGTCGCCGGCGGAGGCTTTGTTGGTGGCTCGATTCGCTGGGTCACTAACTCCCTCTTCCAGCATGTTGAGTTCGGCACGCCCGAGAACACTTGGATCGGCGCACATGCGCAGGGCGGGATCCTCGAGCGGCCGGCCGACTATGCGCAATACGCACGCCAGTACGTCTATGACGTGCCTTGCACGGAGTCGCAGCTCGAGCAGCTGATGATCTGGGCGCGCAAGCAGATCGGCATCAAGTACAACTACTCCGATATCGTCGGCCTGCTGATCCGGAAGCGGAAGTGGACGACACCGAACCGCTTCATCTGTTCGCAGTTCTGTACGCTGGGCTTGCTCGAGATCTTCGGAGCTCCGCGGGTTTTGAATGTGCTCGGCGACTATGCGTATCTGGTCACGCCGGAAACGCTCCACCTCAGCCCGCTGTTCGTGGGGCGGCTGGTAACGAAGAAGGGCTAAACGGAGGTTGTGGTGGGTGACAATCACTTCACTATCGGACTGGCTTTGCTTATCTCTGTGGTCGGCTTCCTGATGTATCTGCTGGCCCGGCCAACGCAGGCGAAACTCTCTGCGATCGGCATGACGATGTTCTGGGTGGGGCTGCTCGCCTTCCTGCTGGGCGGCGGCAATCACATCTTCTACAGGATCTGAGATTGATCTTCGCCCTGGGTGGGGACTCCGGGCGAAGCATGGTAGCCGGATCCGCGTCTCTTGGCCTCCTGAGGGCGTGGATCTGGCTCTGCACTTTTGAAACGCAATGGATGACCAGGCCGCACGGGAAGTGGTCGCGATGCAGTTCGCCGGCGGGATGTCGATCGCGCGTCTGGCTGAAGAGTGGGACCGGGATCCGGAGTGGGTTGAGGAAGCGATCCGCCAGGCGCTGCTCGCGACAATCCCGGAGCGGGATGGCGGGCTGAAGGTTCCGCGATCGCTGGCCAGAGCCGAGCGCAGTGAGGAGCTTGAGGCGGTAAAGGCAGCGCAGAGCACGTTGGAGTTTGAGTGATGACACCGAAGCAGGCCATCTTCATCGGCGAATATGTGATCGACGGCAATGCTACGCGTGCTGCGATCGCTGCTGGTGTGCCTGAGAAGAGTGCGTCTGTCACGGCGTCACGGTGGCTCAAGGACAAGAAGATCGCAAACGTGATCGCGGTGCGCCAGGAGCTGCGCGCCAAGCGCCTCGAGATCACCGCTGACCATGTGCTGAAGGGACTCGCGCAGCTGGCCTTCTATGACATCCGCGATCTGTTTGACGAACGCGGGAACCTCAAAAAGATCGCCGAGCTCGACGACGTCTCCCGCGCGGCGATCGCCGGCATCGATGTGTCGGGCAAGAAGACGATCACCAAGATCAAGCTGGCTGATCGAGGACAGAACCTCGAGCGCCTGGGCCGCTACTTCAAGCTGTTTACTGATCGCAACGAGATCGACGGAAAGCTTGTGGTCGACGACCAGCTGAGCGACGAGGAGCGCGCTCTGCGGATCGCGGTGCTCTTGAATGCGGCCAAGTCTCGCAAGCAGCAAACCGGGAAGCATGCAAAGTGACATCGACGCCGAGCTGCTTTCGTACCTGACACCGGAGGAGCGCGCCGAGCTCGATGGCCTGCTGGCGTCAGACGCTGCTATCTGGCGTGCGCTTCCCGGGCCGCAGTCCGAGGCCTACGTATCGGAAGCCGACATCGTCGGATACGGAGGAGCTGCCGGCGGAGGCAAGACGGATCTGGCGTGCGGCAAGAGCCTCACGCAGCATCGCAAGGTGGGAATCTTCCGCCTCAACGGTACGGAGCTCACCAGCTTCGTCGATCGGTTCGCCGATCTGATTGGCAACCGGCTCGGCTACAACGGCAAGGACAGCATCTGGCGCACCAGGCGTGCGGATGGCGTGAAGGTGCAGATTGAGTTTGGCTCGTTCCCGAATCTGGGCGACGAGAAGAAGTACCAGGGCCGGCCGCACGATCTGCTGGTGTTCGATGAAGCGGCCAATATGCGCGAGTCGCAGGTGCGCTTCCTGATCGGCTGGCTGCGCACCACGGTGACCTCGCAAAGGTGTCAGGCGCTGTTGACGTTCAATCCGCCGACCACGGTCGAGGGCCGATGGATCATCGCATTCTTCGCACCATGGCTCGACAAGAAGAATCCCAATCCGGCCAGGCCTGGCGAACTGCGCTGGTTCGCAACCATCAAGGGTAAAGACATCGAGGTTCCCGATCGGCGCCCGTTCATCCTCGTGAATGACAAGCCGGTGTATGAGTTCGACGCAAAGAAACAGGTGCCGACCGACATCATCACGCCGCTCTCGCGAACCTTCATTCCTTCACGCATCACCGACAACCCGTACCTCTTGGGGACCGGATACATGGCAACTTTGCAGGCAATGCCTGAACCGCTCAGATCGCAGATGCTCTACGGAGACTTCTCTGCCGGCGTCAAGGATGATCCCTGGCAGGTGTGCCCGACGGCGTGGGTCGAAGCTGCGATGGCGCGCTGGAAGAGGAAGGACGCGCCAGGCAAGATGCAGAGCCTGGGCGTCGATGTGGCTCTCGGCGGTGATGACAACACGGTGATCGCGCAGCGCTATGACGCACTCTGGTTCGATGAGCCGATCGCATACCCGGGTGAGAAGTGCCCGGATGGACCTACAGTGGCCGGCTACATCGTCGCGGCGACGCGGGATGGATCTCCGCAACACCTTGATCTGTTCGGCGTTGGCGCCAAGCCCTACGGACACCTGATGGACATGCGCCAGGATGTGATCGGCGTCGACATGGGTGCGCAGTGTTTTGAGTCGGACGAGAATCGCGCGATGGGCTTCTTCAATGTCCGATCCATGCTGGTGTGGCGCATGCGGGAAGCGCTCGATCCGAACAAGAAGAACGGCATCGCGCTGCCGGAGTCGAAGATTCTGCTTTCGGAGCTGTGCGCCTACACCTGGGAACCGGTGGTGCTGCGCGGCAAGACGGTGATCAAGGTCGCCGGCCGCGAAGCCATCATCGACAAGATCGGCCACTCGCCAGACTATGCGACGGCTTACATCCTGGCCAACATGGACACGCCGCGCAGCCAGCTCTACAGCGGGATGCGCGAGGCGCGCAAGAGCACGCAGGATTACGACCCGTACGCGAGGATCTGACGTGCTGAGCTGGATCGTTTATGACGTGTTGAACGTGGTCGTTAAGTGCACTGCCGCGGAGATCTTCGACCATCCGGATGGTCCTGGCCTGATCGCCGAGTATGCCGAGGAGTGCGGCAACGCGCTGGTGGGGACGCCGGCGCCACAGCGCGACCGCTACGAGAATCTCGAGGCCTGCGGAATGGGCCAGTGCTTCGCGGCAATCAGAGGCGGCAAGGATCTGGTAGGGTTTGCGTTTGTGCTGGTGACCGTTGTGCCGCATTACGACGTGAAGCTGGCAGCCGTCGAGAGTGTGTTCGTAACGAAGAGTGCGCACTGCGGGGCGGTGCTGATGACCAGGCTGAACGAGTACGCCGTCAAGATGGGCTGCGCAACGATCTTCTACACCGCGCCGGTTGGCAGTCGCTTGGCGCGTCTCTTGTTTCTCTGTGCGGATGAGTACACGCACACCAGTCATGTGTTTTCGAGGCGGCTCAATTGAATGCTCTGACGATTCCGAGTGCATTTCTGCCGGCGACGACGCCGGAGATGCTCTTGGCGCTTGCCGAGTACGAGAGCAGGGTTATCGGTCAGGAGCCGGTCGAGGTGCCGACCGAGCATGTGCTTCACGCCGGCATGTATGCACGCACCATCGCAATGCCGGTGGGGATGGTGCTCTCAGGCGCGCTGATCAAGCGGCCGACGCTGGTGACCGTGACGGGATCCGCGGCGGTGCTGGTGGGCCAGGAGTGGCTCAAGCTCGACGGCTACAACGTGGTGCCAGGCGATGCGGGCCGCAAGGCGCTGTTCGTCTCCTACTCGCCGGTGATCATCACGACGGTGTTTCCGACCGAGGCCAAGACGGTGGAAGAAGCGGAAGCCGAACTCACCGATGACGCCGATCGGCTGCTCAGCCGGCGGCAGAACGCAAACACAGTGCTCATTACGGAGGAGCAGCAATGTCGGCAGCTCTAACCATCGCAACCATTGCGACTGCGGCCGCGGCCGTGGGCTCGACTGGATACGGCATCTACAGCGGCCAGAAGCAGCAGGCGAACCAGAAGAAGGCCTTGAAGCAGCAGAACACTGCGCAGCAGACAGCCGAAGCCAACGCGCTCTCGACTGAGCGCAAAGCGGAGACGGCGTCGAATGCCGTCAATCAGAAGACTCCGAATGTGGCGGCGATCCTGGCGCGGGCTGCGACGCTCGGCTCGAATGGCATCTCGAGCACGATGCTCACCGGGCCAGGCGGCGTGGGTACCGGCAGTCTCAACCTGGGCAAGTCGTCGCTGTTGGGGAGCTGAACGAATGGCTGACTTTTCGAAGACGCGTACGGATCTGGTGAACACCTGGGGGCAGCTCAAAAACGAGCGCTCGAGCTGGTGGTCGCAGTGGCAGGAGATCTCGAATTACATCATCCCCTGGGGCGGACGATTCTTTCGCCAGGACCGCGACAAGGGACACCGCCGCGGCAATCAGATCTACGACAACACCGGGATCCGGGCGCTGAAGACCCTCGGCGCAGGCCTGATGGCTGGCGCCACCTCGCCGGCGCGGCCGTGGTTCCGCCTGGGCACACATGATCCTGCGTTGAACAATGCGCAGCCGGTCAAGCTCTGGCTCTCCGATGTGGGCGAGCGGATGCACGCTGTCTTTCAGAAGTCGAACACCTATCGCGCGCTGCACTCGGTCTACCACGAGCTGGGCGCCTTCGGCACCGCGGCCTCGATCATCCTGCCGAACTTCAACACGGTGATCCATCAGACCGCGCTGACATGCGGCGAGTATGCGATCGCGACCAATCCTGAGGGAGAGGTCGACACGCTCTATCGCGAGTTTGAGATGAGGGTGTCCGAGATGATCAAGGAGTTCGGCCGCGATGCGTGCTCCTCGACCGTGAAGTCGCTCTACGACCAGGGCAACAATCAGGCGTGGATCCCGGTGATCCATGCGATCGAGCCGCGCTATTATCGCGATCCCACGAAGCGCGATGTGCGCAACATGAAGTGGGGTAGCTATTACTTCGAGCTGGGCGGCGACTCTAACAAGGCCCTGCGCGAGACCGGCTTCAATCAGTTCCCCGGCGTGGCGCCCAGGTGGGATGTTTCCGGCGGCGATATCTACGGCAACTCGCCAGGCATGGAAGCGCTCGGCGACGTCAAGCAGCTGCAGCACGAGCAGTTGCGCAAAGCGCAGGGCATCGACTACCAGACGAAGCCTCCGCTGCAGATGCCGACGGAGATGAAGAATCGCGAAGTGGATGCGATGCCGGGCGGGATCACCTACGTTGCGGGCGGCCAGAACCAGAAGATCGAGTCGCTCTTCAACGTCAGACTCGATCTGCAGTATCTGATCGAAGACATCCGCGAAGTGCAAGGCCGGATCAACCAGAGCTTCTTTAAGGACATCTTCCTGATGTTCGAAAGCATGGAAGATCCGAACATGACGGCGACCGAAGTGGCCGCGCGCCAGGAAGAGAAGATGCTCATGCTCGGACCGGTGCTCGAGCGGCTGGACAATGAGCTGCTCTACCCGCTGATCGAGGTCACCTTCACGCACATGATCGAGATGGGCGCCATTCCTCCTCCGCCGCAGGAGCTCGTTGGCATGGATCTCGCCGTCGAGTTTGTGTCGGTGCTGGCGCAGGCTCAGCGCGCGGTCGGCACCAACTCTGTCGACAGGTTCGTGGGATCGCTGGGATCGGTGGCAGGGCTCAAGCCGGAAGTGCTCGACAAGTTCGATTCCGATGCCTGGGCCGACAAGTACTCCGACATGCTGGGCGTCGATCCGGCGTTGATTATTTCGGGCAACCAGGTCGCCGTGGTTCGCCAGGCGCGTGCCAAGGCGCAGGCTGCACAGCAGTCGGCCGCGGTCGCAGAGCAGGCGAGCGGCGCAGCAAAGAACTTTGCGCAGGCCGGCCAAGCTACTCAGGGCGGCGGTCCTGGCTCGGACGTGATGAACATGTTCAGCGGCTATCAATCACCAGGACCAACGGAGGTGCAGTAAATGACAACGCCAATTATGAGGTTCTTCGACTACGACCATCTTCCCGAGAAGCTGCAGAAGGTATCGAAGCCGATCGCGGAACTCGCGCAGCAAATGGATCTCGAGCTGCCCGATGGTGCGGAGAAATCCGCAGGCCTGCGCAAGCTGCTCGAGGCTAAGGACTGCTTCGTGCGCGCAGAGCTGGCGGGAAGGCCGCAGTAGATGGCGATCGTCACGGCGTTCACGGACGACGAGCTCGCCGCGCACGCCAAGGGCTACGGCGAACGGTTCGACGTCTACGTCGACATCGATGCACCGATCATGATCAGGGCCGAGGATTATGCGCGGCTGGTGGCGTGGTGCGAGCCGTACATGGCTCGGCGCCATGAAGTGCAGGGCGCGGTGTCCTTTCACTTCGTCCTAGATCCCGACCAGGTCGTGATCGAACGCGTGTACGTGATGGGCAGCAACTCGCAATCGTTCAGGTCAACCTGCCTGATGGATCACGAGGACATGCTCAAACAGATGCAGGCCGACTACCCGGACCGCACCCAGTTCATGTCGAACGAGGTGGGCTGGTGGCACCTGCATCCGGCCTACTATCCATCGCTCTCGGTTGGCGATGTGGAGGAATGCCGGCAGACGCTGCGCGATGCGGGCTCGCACGACACGAAAATCCTGCACCTGCTGATGTACGGGGATCCGCGCGGCGGCTATCAGCTGAGCGGCTATCTGATCGGGCTCGAAGAAGTAAACCGGCTCCCGGTTCGTATCGCGGAATCTTGAAATCTTGAAAGGAACGCATCCCATGAAACGATTCGCACTTCTCTGTCTGCTGTCTGTCCTGGCGGCGATCGCCATGCCGGCACAGACGACGCCTGCACCTGGAACCTCGGCCTCGCTGGCCTGGCAGCCGCTCTCTGCAACCAACATCCCCTACGGATTTCGGATCTACGCGATCGCGCTCTCCTCGACGCAGACCGCATGTCCTGCCTTCTCGAAGACCACCTGGAAGCTGCAGCAGGACTCGCTCAGCTCGACGACGCTAGCCTGGAAGCTGTCCGGTGTCCTCACCGCCGGCGTCACCTATTGCTTCGCGATCACCTCCTACAACACCAACAACGGCCTACTGGAGAGCGGAGCTTCGAATCTGCTATTGCTGCCGGACCCTACGCAGGGGGGAGGAGACCCCACCACAAGCATTCCTCCGTCCCCCTTAGGGCTGCAGGGAACCCGCCAATAGAGCTGGCGGGACTGCGCTTCTGATCCTCGACGTTGGCTCGGCGTGGAGGAAGCTCCAACTTCCGAGAGCGCTTGGGCAACACGACGCCACTGAAACGGAGGCCCTGTTTGTTTCGAAGGCCCACGGATCGGCGGCTAGGCTTGAATGCCGGTAGTTCTATGGAAACGGTTCTACCGGCCTTTTTTAAAACGTTGTGAGAAGGAGTGAAAACCGTGACAACAAGCCTGATCAATATGGAGATGTCGAAGGAAGAGGCCAAGGAGTACAACAACGGGCCGTCTGAATCCGAAGCTCCGAAGTATCCCTGGGGACTTTGCATCCAGCTCAACGATGAGTCTCTGAAGAAGCTGGGCGTCGACAAGCTGCCGCAGGCCGGCACCGAGGTCACGCTCATCGCTAAGGCTCAGGTCAGCCGCGTCGGCGAGAACCAGACCCAGGGCGGCGAGAGTGAAGCGTCGATGGAGCTGCAGATCACCGACATGACGATGTCAACCGGAGCGGACGATCTGCTCTCGAAGCTCTACGACGGCAAGTAAGTCAACCCTCGCAACAATTCCTACTCGCAACTGAACGGAGAACACTCGATGAGGAGATATCTAGTCTTCCTCTTGGCGGCGGTGTGCGCGATCGGCGCCGGCGCGCAGAACGGCATCATTCACGGCAATGGCGACCCGCGCACGCTGCACCCTGCGCCGAACTGCGCGTCGAGCCGCTTCTACGTCGACGACTCCACGCAGGATATGTACCAGGCCAACCGGGGATCGCCATGTGTGTGGGCGCCCGCCGGCGATGCGGCGAACCTGCCCGGTGTTGCGTCCGATGGCGCGGACGGGATTGCGGTAGCCGGCGGGTTTGTCGGCCAATCTTCTCAGGGGGAACTGAACGGAGCAAAGTTTGCGTCACCGGAAGCGGCCGTCACTGCGGCGTGCGCAGGCAGTCACGCGGTCTACTTCCCTGCTGGCGTTTATTCAACGACAGGCCTAGCGGTTTGTTCAGGCCTTAAAATTCGCTGTTCTTCGAGCGATTTACTTGGTGCGCAAGGCGTGACTTTTCAGGTCACCGGGGCAAACTGGGGCCTCTTTAACCCGAATGCTTCCCTGACCAGCGGTACCAATTCGGTGCGCAACCTATCGGTGACGGATTGCAATTTCGATATCTCTGCTAACCCTTCCGCGCTCGGAGCATGGACTACGAAGGGGATTTCCTGGTCAAGCTTCGTCGGCAACAGCATCACCACGAACAACAATCCGAATCCGGCCATCACCGAGGATGGGGGAAACTACGCCTTCAACAGCGGGGATTACGACAACACCTTCATCGGCACGAATATCTATAACAAGGGAACGGTGCCGCGCGTAGGTACGGGCTATCTTCTGACTGGCGTTGGCGGCTCGAACAGCAACACGCACGTGGGCGGATCGATCACACGCATGAATACCGTGATCGATGCCGAGAGCGCCAACAACAACATCTTCGATGGGATTGACGCCGAGAACTGGTATCAAACCGGCATCCTGCTAACGTCTGGCGCAGCAGGAAACGCATTCCGGCGCTTCCGGACAGAAACCAACCTATTGCCTTGGGCGGCCAATGCCACCCTGGTCCTTGGACAGCAAAAGGTGGATTCAAACGGCAACATGCAGATCGTCACGACTGCCGGAACAACAGGGGCCACTGTACCTGCATGGGCTCCGGACGTAGTTGATTCGATCACCACAAGTGGCGGTTGCACGATCGTCGGCACCGTAGGTCAAACCGTCCTTCTGACGTCATTTAATAATGGCTCTTCGGCGACGGCCACCGGAACGCTCACTCTTGCTAATACCCTCACCGGAGCATCTTGGGTAATCACTTCGGCGGGAACAGGGGCGACAGCTGCACCGACCTCGGCGACGTGCAGCGCGGGGACCGTCAGCAGCGCAAGCGGAACGGCAGCGCTCACGACTACAGTCGGCACTGTTGGGCAGACCATCTCTGACGGCACGGTCACCTGGACGCTTAGCGTAATTGCACCAACGGACGTGATCGCCACCGGCTCCAATAGCAACCTGGTGGATGTCTATATCTCCGGCTATGAAACCGGCATCGTAGATCAGACGGGAAAGAACACCTATACCAGCCCACAGATTTTCGGTGCGACGGCCACAAATAAAGCTAGAAACGTGGTGATGTGGGGGGCAAACAATAAAGCCGTAAACATCGGAGTCGGCCATACCCCCAACATGGCCGACGGTGCAACCCTGAACGGGAACATCGACGCCACCGGAGAAGTTCAAGGCTCGAAAGCTTTACTAATTTGCAACTCATCCCTAGGCTGTCCGGATACCGGGGGCAGTTACACAAAGATGACTTCGCTTGCCACATCGGCGCGAGCGGTGGTCTTTCCTGATCAGGCTGGCACTGTGTTGCTCTCTGGCAATCCCGCCGCTGTGTCGAGTGTTGCGATTGCAGGCGGAACGCCGATGACCAGCCAAAGCAGCGCCAACAGTCAAATCGTCACATGTCCAACTGGAGGCTCTAGTACCCAGTACTGCGGTGCCGATGGCCTATGGCATAACGCCTTGCCGGGAGGGCCCGTTGCAAGCGTCGCGTCTTCGACCTTTTCAAGCACCTCTGCCACTGGGTTCACGACGTTCTATACGACTGCAGCGGCTGGCAACTATCGAATCTGTGCAGCGGCTGTGGTGACGGTCGCGGGAACAGGAACGGGCACTTTTCAAGCCTTCTTCACTTACACCGGTGATGGGCATACATTCTCCCCGGCCTTAGGCGTGACCATGCTGGTCGCTTCCCAGTGGGTCTCGAATGCAAACGGGGGTACGAATAACTGCTCCGTCTTTTATGCGGACACCGGAACTGGCGTGAGGTGGGACTTCAGTCCGGTCGGATCGGTGACAGGCGCTCCCACGATTCGATATTCGTGGTCGCTCGAGTACCTGAATCCGTAACGACTATGACCAACAACTACGACCCAATCGATATTCGCGGGCAGGAGCTCTCGAAAGAGGAAGCCGATGCTCGCGCACGAGTTCTCCGCGAGACAGAGATCGCTGATGTGAAGTGGCTGATGAGCTCTTTGCGCGGCCGGCGTATGGTGTATCGGCTGCTCGAGACCTCCGGAGTGTTCCGCATTTCCTTCGATCAGAACGCCATGAGAATGGCCTTCAACGAAGGCAGGCGAGACTTCGGCAATGAGCTCTTTCGCGAAGTGATGAACGTGTGTCCGGAGATGTTCCAGGTGATGCAGAGAGAAGCCCGGGACAACAAGGAGCAGCAAGATGGAACCAAACGCGACGGCAACGGCAACCCCAAATCCAAGTGAAGCCGCGGCCTCAGTAGAGGCGCCCGCAACATCGCTGTTGACACAGGTCGACGGCGAAGCGGGCAAGCAGACACCGACTGCAGAGACTCAGACGCCGCCAGCGACTGAGAAGCCCGCAGCAGAGACACCGACGGAAAAGCCGGCGACTGAAAAGCCCGCCGCTGAAACGCCTGCCAAAGTTGCGCCCGAGAAGTACGATTTCAAGGCGCCTGAAGGCATGCAGTTCAATCCCGCGGTGCTTGACGCTTACTCGGGCGTGGCCAAGAAGGCCGGGCTCACGCAGGAAGTGGCGCAGGAACTGATCGACACGGTGACCCCGGCGATTGCCGCGGCCCAGGTCGAGCAGATGAAGGCGACCCACAAAGAGTGGACCGATGCTGCAACCGTCGACACAGAGTTCGGCGGCGAGAAGCTGAAGGAAAACCTCGGAGTGGCTCGCAAGGCTCTCGATGCATTCGGGACGCCGGCACTGCGCACGCTGCTGGATACGACCGGTTTCGGGAATCATCCGGAGGTTCTCCGGCTGCTCTACCGCACCGGCAAGGCGATCAGCGAGGACAGCAAGCTGGTAGTGGGTCAGCGCGGTCGATCGACCGCCAAGCCCGCGACCGCGGTCCTCTATGACAACACCGCCACTGAGGCGAAAGGATAAGGGGAAACATGTCGATCCTTCGACGTTTGTTGCGCGCAGGCGTGCCGCTCAAAGCAGCGCGCGCCTGGGCAAACCTGCCCGCAGTAGCCGGGCACTCCACCCTCATCGATATAGCGAAGTCGCTCGATCCGGATGGCAAGGTCGCAGTTGTGGCCGAGCTTCTGAATCAATCGAACGAGATGATTCGCTACATGAACTTCATCCAGGGCAACCTGCCCACCGGCCACAAGGCTGTGGTGCGCGCAGGCCTGCCCACTGTCACCCTGCGCCGCTTCTATCGTGGCGTCGCGGTGTCGAAATCTGGACGCGCCACGATCGAGGACGTCTGCGCCATGCTCGAGGGTCGGAACGAGATCGACAAGGCCCTGGCTGACCTAAACGGCAACGCGCAGGCCTTCCGTATGTCGGAGAGTCTGGCGTTCATCGAATCGATGAACCAGACCTACGCACAGCAGATGGTGTACGGCGACACCTCCACCAACAAGGACGGCATCCTCGGCCTGGCGCCGCGCTACAACTCGCTTTCTGCGACCAGTGGCGCGAACATCATCTCGGCCGGCGGATCCGGCGCCGACAACACTTCGGTGTGGCTGGTGGTCTGGGGTGCGAACACCGTGACCGGCATCTATCCGAAGGGTTCCCAAGCCGGCCTGGTGCAGGAAGATCTGGGCGTGATCGACGCTTTCGATGCATCGAACAACCGCTTCCGTGCCTATGCGGAACGGTGGGAGTGGAAGTTCGGTCTGCATGTGAAGGACTGGCGGTACGTGGTCCGCATCGCGAACATCGATATCTCGGATCTCGCGGGGCAGACGGGCACGCAGGCCATCACCGCTGCGACCTGGATCAACAAGCTGATGATCAAGGCTCTGGCGCGCATTCCCTCTATGGGCATGGGCGTTGCGACCTTCCTCGCCAGCCGCACCGTGAAAGAGATGCTCTCGATCGGTGCACTCGACAAGAGCCAGAACGCCCTGAGCTTCACCGCGGCAACCGACCAGTACGGCAAGGTGAGCCCGGGATCTGTGGCTGGCCAGGGCACAGGCATCCAGGGCGGGCAGCTGCTCTTCCAGGGCGTCCCTGTTCTGACCGTCGACCAGATCCTCGCCACAGAAGCTGTCGTCAGCTAACTGAGCTTCCCAGACCAGAAACGTCTTTTCAGCCGGGCCGCCAAGCGCGGCCCAGAAGCGAGATACGCAAATGTTGCGAAACCTTCTCGTCAATGCAGTGCTCCTGGCCGCGGTGGTCTGGGGCATGCTCGACAACGAAATCATCTTTGCTGAAGCGCAGGCCGTCACAGCGACCGGCGACACGGCATCGACCAACGTCTACGATTGCGGCGGAGCGAACGGCCAGGGCGACGCCGGCCAGACCGGCGAAAACCTCTGGGTGCAGGCCTTCTGCTCGACCAGTGCCACTTCCGGCGGCAGTGCGACAGTGCAGGCTGTGCTCCAGGATTCTGCCGACAACTCGACCTTCGCCGATGTGATCGCCGGCGCCGTCGTCGCAGTGGCCAGCGTGACCGCAGGCACGGCTCTGCTGCAGGTTCAGCCGCCTCCAGGCATGCGCCGTTACTGGCGGGTGGTCTGGCGCGTGGGCACTGCGGTTCTGACGGCCGGCAAGTTCGATGCTTTCGTGTCGAACACGCTGCAGCGGAACATCGCACGCACCAGCGGTATTCCTGCAATCAGCTAACTCTGGAAAGGTGAGCAGTGGAAGTCTCGGCTGCTCACCTTCCTTTTCAAACCCCATCTTGCTCGTGCTTGTTTGCACGGGCGGAAAGGAACCGATTTTTATGGCACCGAGGAAAAAGGCAGCAGCATCAACCGATCCTGGCGTAATCCAGGTTCGCTCACTGGTCGACCACACTGAGCCCGGCACGCAGATCTATCGCACCGCGGGCGAAGTGTTCCAGCACGCGGGCGATCCCTACAAGCATGTCGAGCTCGATGAGAGCACTGTCGAAGACGACGACGAAGAAGGCTAGCAAAACAGAAGGGCTGAGCGCGCTCTGCTCTTGGCCCTTCGCAAGTTCGAGGATCCGCGAATGAATGACGTCACGATCTGCAATCTGGCTCTGGGGCATCTTGGCGACATCGCCAACGTGAAGAGCATCAATCCTCCGGACCAGTCGGTGCAGGCACAACTCTGCAAGCGCTTCTACCCGGCCGCGCGCAACGCGCTGCTCGAGATGTCGAGCTGGGGATTTGCGACCGTGCGGGCCAAGCTTGCCCAGGTCGGCAATCCGACGCTCGCGATCGCACAGGGCGTGGATCCAGCAGCGACCCAGGGCACCTGGCAGTTTGCTTACGCACTGCCGAACGATGTCATCAACGTGATCTCGGTTCTGCCGGCCGAGGCGATCGACGACTACGAGGCGCGCTTCTGGCCTTTCGATCAGACCTCGTTCCCGCCGTTTCCGCAGGGCTACGTGCCGGTGCCGGGAGCGCTGGCCTATACGCCTCAGCCGTTCGTGATGGAGACGCTGGCCGATGGTACGCAGATCATCCTGACTAATGCGTGCAATGGGGTGTTGCGCTTTACCAGGGCCGTCACCGATACGACCAAGTACTCGCCGCTGTTCTCGCTCGCGCTGAGTCATTTTCTGGCTTCGATGCTGGCGGGGCCGTTGATCAAGGGCGAGACGGGTGCGGCCGAGGCCAAGCAGCAGCTGGCGCTATTCAAGGCCGTCGAAGGATGGGCCGAAGCCAGCGATGCGAATCAGCGCAAGCTGAACATTGAACCGTCGCCGAGCTGGATCCGGGGACGATAGATGGACGCTGAGACGAAAGAGCGCAACTACCGATCGCACAAATGGAAATCGGTGCTGCAGAGCACGCCAAGCGTTTACGAGTGGGTTTGTTACTGCGAGGACTGCGGTTGCGAGAACATGGGCGATCCGGCCGAGTTCCCCGAGCTTGAGTATCCGAACTGCGGATCAGAAGGAGACTAGATGGGATTGCTTGAAGAGCTGCTTCCGAAGTACCGCTGCCACAAGGTCGTGAGCGCGGCAAAGATCGTCAGCTTTGGGGTGAAGCCTGCGCGCGTTCGCTCAGCGGGCCAGGCTCTGATGGTCGAAGTGACGATTCCGAAAACCGATGCGCATCCGTCTGGCGTCACCCGCTTCTGGGTTGAACCCGTCGAAGGCTACTTCGGCAAGCATCGGCCTGAAGTGGGCGGCTACTTTGTTGTGTACGAGGACGGCTATCAATCGTTCTCTCCCGCGAAGGCTTTTGAAGAAGGCTACGCGCTGCTCGAGGAACGGTAGATGGAGCTCCGCACAAAGGATGACCCTGAAGCGAACGGCCGCAAGCCTCAAATCGGCGAGCAGCGCTTTTCTCTGACGTTCCCGCTAGAAGACGGGCAGAGCCTGGTAGTGCACATGGGCAAGGAGAGCATGAACTACTTCGAAAGCTTCCTTGCGCAGATGATGTTTGACGATGCGAAAGACGAAGGCCGCTGATGGCGAACATGCGCACGTACAACCGGAGCTTTGCCGGCGGCCAGATCTCTCCGGAGATGTTCGGCCGCATCGATGATGCCAAGTTTCAGGCTGGCGCGGCCAGGCTGCGCAACTTCATCGCGGCGCCCACCGGCACGGCCGACAATCGGCCCGGCTTCGCGTTTGTCAAGGCGACCAAGTCGAACGGCCAGGCGCGGCTGATCCCCTTCACCTTCTCGCTCAATCAGACGATGGTGATCGAGCTTGGCGATCGCTACGCGCGCTTCCATACCAACGGAGAGACGCTCGAGTACGACCAGGCGGCCATCGATCCGTGGGTCGATCCCTCTCCGGATCTGACCTACACCTACACATCGCCGGCCGTGATCGGCTGGGCGGCGCATGGCCTGGTGACCGGCGATCCGATCCGGTTCTATGTCTACGGCAGCTCGACGCCAGGCGCGGTGCCTGGCGGCCTGCAGCTCGGCTTCACATATACCGTGCGCGTCATCGACGCGAACAGCTTCAACATTCTCGACGCGGCCGGCAACGCTGTGGCCTTCACGCCGCCCTCGAGCGGCGGAGCGGTGACCAGCTATCCGGGCGCGGGATCGCCAGGGGTGTCGTTGAACCTGGCGCCGAATCAATCCTCGACCAGCGTCTCGGGTGTGGCCAGCGGCCTCTCGAATATTCCGGTACCGGGCGGCGTCGTCACTCTCAACGTCAACCTCTCGAGCTCGATCTACCGCTACCAGGGATCGGGCGTCATTCAGGTGCAGTACTCGGCCGACGGCGTCCACTGGGACAGTTTCTATGGATCCAGTGCTTCGTTTACCGGCCTGGTCAGCCACTCGATCCCGCTCACCAATCTCAACCTGCTGCAGCTGCGTCTCTATGCCAGCGGCGGTGCGGGACCGTCGGGCAGCGTCGCGATCTCGGGCAGCATCACTTCGTGGTCTGTCGACGTGCCGACCGGCGCGGCTCCGAGCGGAGCTCCGCTGCGCGCCTATCGCTACTACACGGCGGGCGATTCCGTTTCCTTTGGTGGCCATTTCTACGCGTCGATCAAAACGGATTCTGGCGGTCTCACTGAGCCTGGCACCGATGCAACTATCTGGGCGATGCTGCCTGACGACGGAACGTACGAGATCCCGACGCCCTATGCGGTCGCGGATCTGTTTGGGATCCGTTACGCGCAGTCGGCTGACGTGCTCACGCTTGTCCATCCGAACTATCCGCCGGCAGAGCTGCGCCGGCTCTCGGCCACAGCGTGGAGTCTGACCGATATCAACTTTGGGCCGGCGCTGGCAACGCCTCTCGGCATCAGCGTGACTGCGAAGCCCGGGTTCCTTGTCCAGATTTTGACGATCTCGGCCGCGAATCCTGCGCTCATTACGACCGTCTCCAATCACACCCTGGCCATGGGCGACGGCATCTACCTTGCCAACCTGACCGCGACGATCGGCGGCGTCGATGTTGAGCTTGACGGCTTCTATATGGTGCAGAAGATTCCCGTCGACGGCTCAGGCAACCTGATCCCGAACGAGCTCTATCTGGCCGACTACAGCGGCAACAACTTCGACTCGACAGGCTGGAGTGGCCATCATGCGACCGATGGCGCGAAACCAATCACCATCCAGTTCGGCACCAGAATCTTCAACATCAACAACGAGTACGCTGTCCAGGCCTTCAAGGCCGACGGCGTCAGTGCCAGTGCGCTCTCGGCTTCGCTTACAGTGCTGAACAACCTCAACGTCGACGGCAGCTTCAACACGATCGGCTGGAGCGCGGTCGATGGTGCCTACACCTACAACGTGTACAAGAAGCAGAACGGGCTCTGGGGCTTCATCGGCACGACGCAGGATCTGAGCTTCGACGACAACAACATCGCGCCAGACTTCTCGATCGTCCCTGGCACTCCGGACGCAGTCTTCGCGAGCCCTGGCAACTATCCCGGCTCGGTGTGCTACTTCGAGCAGCGGCGCTGCTTCGCCGGCACGGCCAACGCGCCC